ACCGGCACAGGCTCTCCAGTCTTATTGGAAAGCTGATACTGGTATCTCGGATTGTCTTTGACCCATTTGCGGAACTCGACAAAGAGTTGCCACATATCTTCAGGTGTTTCGATGTGTTTAACTCTGGGCATTTGTTCTGCGTTTTCTTTTTGGTTTTGGTGTTGGTGCTGGAGCTTCAGTCTGCTCATCTGCCTCGATGCCTTCATATCGAATGCACTGTTCTGGTGCAGTTGTGCTGACGTTCTCCTCTTCGAATAGATAGCCGAATCCGATGCTGACATAGTATCGGTATCTGTTCACATCTATATTGTCAACAACGACTGTCATGTTTCCGAGCGAGGTGTTCTTGACGATAGTCTTGCCCTTGTATTCATCTTTTATTTTCATAGTGTATGGATTTAAGCGTGTTTTTTATGTCAGAGATTAGATAGTGTGCTGACGTCACTGGGATGTTGAAATACTGCGCCATTGATCGTGCTGTTGTCAGCCCTTTGTCGAAGTAAGCCTTGGCGACTGCAATCTTGACGTTGTCTGTCAGCCCATCTCGATAGATGTCCACCGATGACTTCCATCCCTGGTATTGCTGCTCGATGGCGATTTTGTAGTTGAGGTCCTCCTCATCATCGAATTGGTCTGGAACTGCGATTTCTGATGCCAGGATTCGCTCATCCTTGAAGCTGTTGACGTTCTTCCAAATGACTTGACGCTTGATTGAGTTGAGGATATAGCTCTTGACCTTCCCGACATCCTCTGTATTGTCATTGATTTCGAGGCAGTGGAGATAGGCATTGGATATGACTGTATCAATCGTCAATTTCGGATTGTATTTAGAGCAGAAGTACCTGGTGTATCGATATAGCTCCTCATAGTGAGACGATATGTAGCGGTCAAGAGTTGCTTTCATACCAGTTGGTGAAATCTTTGTACCAGATTTTGCGTCTGATTTGCGAGCAGAAGCACTCACGGTCGGGCTGTCCGGTCACGCTGACCTTGATTCGCTTGAGTTGGTTCAGCACTTTCTTGGTGAGACGTTCTTTCTCATCCATTAGTTGCACTGCTTTGACGTATTCTATTTGCTCTCTATCCATTCGCTGATGATGTAGGCACCCATCGCTGTGATTGCTGCCGTATATATATTGCCTGAAAGTATCAGAGCAGTCCAAAATGAGGTACACTTCCAGCAACCGAATCCAGCGTGAATGTAATCACCGAGCTTGGAGCTTGGAATGACTCTCATGAATGTGAAGTCGATGAGCCAGTGCAGAGGCTCGAAGTTGGCGATGAGCCACCCGAGTGCGAGATATTGTATCAGTTCCATAGGTCAAATATAGTTTTAATTACTAAAATAATAGCTATTGCTGTCAAGAGTATCATGGTGCCGATTGCAGCCATCTCCTCACGTTGATCGTTTTGGTTTAGTTTCATTGTTCCTCGTTTACTATTTGTAATGTTCCGTTAAATTCGTATCCGGTCAACCTTATGACACGCTCAATGTAGAAGAGCAACTCCTCCAAATCAACATCCTCGTGTTCGAACTCATAGGTCGACTTGTGTCCGTATTGGGTGATTTCTATTTTCATTGTTCTTGTTGTTTAAAGGTTAAAATCATTCTCAATAAATTCATATATAAGGTAATAAACTAATGCAAGAGGTATAATGCATAATGTTACTAATCCTAATATTGGAAATAAATATATTAATCCAATACATACAATTATTAAAAGTAAAGTAATAGATGTTTTTAAATGTATATTCATTGTTCTTGTTGTTTAGTTTACATTTCGTGTTTAGATATGTGGCAATTTTTACCCCTTATCCTTGTCCAGTTTTTTGCTCAATAAACTTGACATCTGCCTTCAGCTTCTCGATATACAGCGTGGCATCCATCAATTCCTCCTGGAGATGATTCAACCAATCGGTGAGGCTCAGGTCATCACGATCTAAAGTGCGCCCATATTTCTGAATCCCGAGCTGGCTGCGCTCATAATACTTTGAAAGCACCTTGAGCACGATTGGGTCTTGTATTTGCTGTTCCATTAGTTAAGGCTTGAATATTGCTCGTAGAATTCCTCTGGAGTCACTTCCGAGATATGCACCTCATCCGAGAAGGTGAGCACGATGCAAGTGTTGACACCTGGCATCATGTTGAATAAGTCGTGCACCCTTGCAACCAAGCTATCGAGGTTGTCATTTTTGGTGCCTATGTATGCGATGAAATACTTCATTTCATTAGGAAGTTGAATGCTTGAATATAGAACTCATCTCCCACCCCATTACCTCTCATAAATCGGTTGACAGTGTAGTAGTTGAGATTCATATCTTCAGCCAGGTGAGTCATCTTGTATCGGCTTGATAGTCGGGACCTCAACTCTTTATGGATGAAGTCCCGAATGTTCTCGCCATCAGAAAGGTAAATCGTCATCGATTTCATCTGTGATTGGTTTTGATGGTGCTGCTGTTGTTGCGATGCGGATATCCCAAGCATTGAGGCTGACGTAATATCTGCCATTGTACTCACGACCTCGAAGGTCGAACTTGACCTCACATTCTTGTCCGATTTTGGCTCCATCCAGGAACTTCACTCGCTCATTCATTGCTTGAAACTGTACCAGCTGCGGATACTTGTCACCGATTGAGAGCACAAACTCTCTGATGTTCATCTTGTCACTCACTTGTCTGGCTTCACCAAGGTGGTGAATGGTGCCTTTTGCTTTTAGCTCTTCCATTGTTATTTGTTATTTAATTGTTCGTAATATTCATGATATAGGTCTGATGCTTCTTTAAGGCGAGCAACCATCTTAGCCTCGATGTCCTCATCTCTGTCATACCAGAGAGCTGTGATGCGCTTCTCAGGATTGATATGGTCAACTCTGTGGAGCTGGAGATTCTCGTATTCGTTGAGGAACTCATCCCATGTGGTGACCATGCAGTATATCAGCTCGGCACATGGTTTGTCATAAAGCATCATGTAAGCACGCAGCTGCCATTCATAGAGTGGGTTGACTGCATCTTCAGTAAGTGCAGGGAATGTATCCAATGACCACGATGTTTTGACGTCAATGACTCGCTGCTCGATGATGATATCAGCGGTGCCGATGAGATAGTCATTCTCGATGGTCTGTTCATTCTTAACGTAGTTGGTGAACCTCACCGAGTTGATGAGGTTGATTGACTCCAGCTCTTGCTCTCTACCTTTCCAGATGTACTTGTTGTTGAGTTCTGTGGTGTAGTTGTAGAAATCCTCCTTTGCACACTGCTTGATGTAGCTCTTGGCTGTCTCTCCGATGCTGTCCTTGGCTCTGCCATTGGTCATCAGCTTACCGATTTGCGATGGATGCCATTTCATAATGCGAGAGCTTTGAGTTGTACTTCAGTTAGTGAATAGTTGGAATTCAACTGTTCTGCTGTATACTTGCCAGCTTCAATTGCTTCGAGTGCTGATTTGAATCGCTCTGCATTGATTGTTGGCTTGCCTTGAGGAGCAGCAGCCGCTGTGTTGCCATCATCGTCCACAGCTTGAAGTGAGAGCAGTGACTGCAATGTACCTCTACGGAAGTAAGTGACGGCAGCGAGCACCTTTTGTGGGTCTGTGATGACTGGAAGGCTCATGAATGATTCGATTACCTCACCAGAATCGATGTCGATGATACGAGTCACCACATCATTGCCCACCACTGGCTGCAATAGAAGCAGTCCATGCTCGTGGAGGATTGGCTCCACCGTTGTGAGCAGCGCATTGATGTCAGCATAGCTCTTTTTGAAATGTGGATTCGTTGCATTCTTTGCAACCTTTCCAATCTGCTGCTTGGCAGCGTGTAATTTTTGCCAAATGTTCATTGGCTCTGCTTTCTTTGTAGTCATAATATATTGTTTTGAGTTGTAAATATACGCTTTTATTTGATTGATTCACAAAATTGCTCATAAAATTTCAAGAATCCTTCAAAATCTTTTGCAATAACATACACACCACCAGCCTCTTCAATGGCTTTCTGGTATGCTTTCTGCGCTTCAGACTGTCTATCCTTGCCATACTTGACCTCAATCTTAACAGAACGTCCCTTGATCGTTGCGGAGATATCTGCCGAGCCTGGTGTGCCGGTTCCCTTGGTCCACTGCCCACCGATGGCGACTCCATCTGTGCGGTATTTCTTTCGATAGACTCCCATGGTATTGATTCGCTCCGCTTGGCATCCGCTGAACTGAAGGAATGCGATGATTGACTTGGTCAGTGCATTGGCGGAGTTGTCATTCCATTGGTCCAGGGCGATGAGGTGTG